TCACTATGATTATCAAATAATTGTGACAATACTAACCGACTTCTTTTAAACATTAATAAAAAAAAGTACATTACGTTTAAATCAATTTTCTAAATGATGTATTCTACTATCAAGTTCCTTTTGTGTTATTTAAAAATTGTTCTACAGACGTTCCATGAACAGAACATACAAAGCCATATTTAATATTTGGTTCAGCTAATTTACAACACCATTCAATACAATTATGACATGTTTTAGGGAATGGTAGTCCTGAAACATTATCATCAATTATACAACAACTACAATACACGGTTCCTTTTAATTTTTTGAAATGTGGTCCAGGATTTTTCATTAACCTTTTAGATGTTTGAGTTAATTTAAGAATACAGTTGGGTTGACTATGTCCTGGTTCTCCACACCACCCACAAGTTCTTACCTTTTTTTTTGCTATCATATGTTTGACTAATACAATATTTTCTGGACTGTTTGGTATTGTCCAATAATTGTTTTTACTATCCCATTTACCACCTATTACCTTTAGTTGTTCTTTAAAATTATAGGTTTTTCCACTAATGTGTAACATCAAGTTGTCAATTTGGTATGAAACCATATCAATGAATGTATATTCATACAATTAATTTAAAAATTAAAAAAAGAAAAAAATCAATTTTATTCTATACTATTTATAATTATTATTTATAGAATTCTATTATTTATTCGTAAAAGTTATTTTCATTATAATGCTCCATAGCACTTTCATACTCTTCTTTCGCCTTTGCCGAGAGTTTAACATATGTTTCTTTGTTTTTACATTCTGACCACAATTTACCAAGAGCTTTCATCACATCTGCCATTTTAAATTCTGGATTTTCTTTTCTCACCGTTGGACGATGTTCATCACAAAAATACAAGAATGATGATTTTGCTCGTTTAGGCATCAGTGGATCCTTTTGTTTTTTAATCTTCAATTTAGACCCCATAATTTTGACAATCACTTCGTCAGCCTTGTCAGACATACCTACTTCAGCCAAAGCACGTTTGATGGCTTTTTCAACTGCATCATAAAGAAGATTGTTCATATCTGCGACTTTGTTTTGATAATAATTGCTTGCCATTGTTATATATATTGTAATGTTATGTTTAAATCATTAATTAAACAAACTTATTCAATTTTATAAATAAAGATTTTTTTATACAAAACATAAAGAATTTTTATTAAATATAATAATGGAAGAATTACGAATAAAGAAAAAATATTAGACAATTGGCGAGGATTAGCAATAGCTAAAATATTGAAACATAAACATGAAAAGGATAGTAGGCGAACATCTAGTATAACCCATCATTACTATATTGATAAGCCAACGCATAAAATTTTATCGTTTATTGATTTGGCAGGTCATGAAAATATTATAAAACTACTATGTTTGGTGTAAATAGATGTTCGTTAGACTATATTATTATAATGATTGGGAGTAATATGGGCGCTGTAAAACACTTGATAGAAAAAATACATGCTGGACAGTCGGGATGTTTTAGTATAAAATCAATGGATAAAAAATTCTTTTTAAAACGCGAAAAAAATAAAACGTGTAATGGTATTATTAGATACACACCAAGAAAATCATACATATAGCGAATTTGAGGGTAAAATTAAAATATTACATCATCCAACAACTATCAAAATAAATTACGTATTCAGGGTCGAAGGCGGTGGCGGCTTGTTTTCTGAGGGGCGGGGGTCTCTCTTTTTTTTCGTTTGACTTAATTAGTTTTGTCTTAGATGGAAACCGAGGGGCTTTATCGAAGATGCTTCCATATTTTGTCCATCGTGGCATATAAACTTCTTTCAAAATTGTACATTTAACGAAAGCATAGGGGTAGATGTAGGTGACCGAGTTTGGGATGGTCAGGCTTGCCAACGCGAGGCAGTTATAGAAAGCAGCTTCGCCAATGGTTGTGACCGAGTCTGAGATGGTGATGCTTGTCAACGATGTGCAGTTATATAAAGCACTGTTGGAATTAGTCTTTTTTTCTCCACCTTTTAATGATCTTTTGGAATTATTAAATCTTCATCCACCTTTTAATGATCTTTTGGATTTATTAAATCTTCGTCCACTTTTTAATGATCTTTTAGATACTTTTTTTTGTATGATTTTTTTACTCATTATACTATTATATTATATTATATTTCATATAAAGATAAATTACTTAATAAGTAATTTATAGACAAACATCATAATTAATGTAATGGATGATCCAAATAAAGGATGGGAGTCTGAAAATATTAATGTAGTAAATTATTGGATGGATTATTTGTCATATTGTTGTCTCATTTATCATTTTTATTTATTTAAATTAAGAAAAATAGAGAATTATTGGGCTTGGTTAATTATAGTATTATCGGCATTAGCATCGACATTATCGTTAATACAATATAATAATACTAGCCAATACTTGGAAACTGTAGTTAATATATTGATAACTATATTTACACTATCAACTACATTAATCTCAGCATGGATGAAAAAGCAAAACTATGTAGAACATATATCCGAATTATCCAAATACAGTTTGAAAATTAATAAATTGAAAGGAAATGTTAAATCTGTTATAAAAGAACCAGTTAAAAATAGAATATCATACGATGAATTTATAAAATTATACAAAGACGATATTATAAATTATATATCGGTACGTCCATTAATTAGTCCAAATGATTGGAAAGAGACCATCTATATTATTTCTAAATATTATCCCGAATTAGCAGCATACGAATATCCATGGAATAAGATACCAAATTATGGTAAAAATGCTATGGAAACCTACAAAAAGATGAAATATAATAGTGTTTGGAAAAAAATTAAACATGGCTATTTTTTTAAATGTATATGTAATAATAATGATAGTATAGATTTAGCTACACGTATATTAAAACAAGATATAGTATTTTATAGAACATTATCGGAAAGTGATTTTGATTGTAAAGATATAAATAATGTTAAAAAAACAACTATAAATAATAAAAAAATAAAAAATATCGATTTCAATTTGACAAATGAATCAAGCGATTCCATATTAACTAATACAGATTCTGTAATGATTCCTAATGAAACTACATCAGTATAGTTTAGGTTTCTTTTTCTTTTCGATAATATATAGTTACTTCTAATGCATCTTTTTTAGTAATTCCTATCCAATATATATAATGGTTTTTGTATGTATTTAGCCATTTATCTATATTTTTAATATTACAGTTATAATTCGTTAATAATGATTTTATTTGTGATGTGTAATCATTTATTTTATATGAATCTATACAAAAATGATATGAATTCAATTTATAATTGTGGCTTTGATCATATTTTTTATAGACTATTGTTTCGTCTTTTATATTAAATAAAGTGTAAAATAATGATGATTTATCAATACCTATAAAAGTATCTAATTCTAGTTTTTTAAACTTTTCGACACCTTTATAATAACGCATTGAATATTTATCATTACGTTTTTCTACACCATATATTGTATCATATTGGTTAGTTGTTACGTACACTTTTGAAACGTTTGTATTTTTATCAACACCATAAATCAGTTCATATTTGTACATTGATTTAAACATATTATTATAAAAATACACTAATTTATCATCAACATTGTGTTTTTTAAAAATGTTAGTTACAGTCTTATCATTATCTAAATTATCAGTATAGGCATAAATAATTCTGTCATTATTGTAAGGTTTAGAATGTGTAAATTTTATTGAACGTTCAATAACAGCATCATCTTTTGAATAAATATAGTAAATATAGTAAATTAATAAACTTAAAATTAATATAAATAATATAATCATATATAAATAAAATATTATAAATATAATAACTAATTAATGAGTGATTATAGTTTTATGAAATCTGGAGTTGATAACGCTGTATCTGAAAAACCATTAGATATTGATATTAAAAATATAGAGATATTATTATCATTATTTATTGGAAATGCTATTCAAAATGCCTCAAAGTATATAAAAATATGTAAAAGAACCGGTATTACTAAAGATGATATTGTACATGGATTAAGATATGAAGTATTTGAATTCATAAACAGAAAATCATTAAATGATGATATACAACAAGCAATGGATGACTATTCTAATTGGGAATCAGATGAAGATGATGAACATTTTCTTGAAGATGAATGTATAGTAGATGATTGTGACATTGAGCCATTTTCAAGGGTATTAGAAACAGATATATTAGAAAAAGATGATGAATTTGTCAAAAAATTTCACAATTATTATGATAATTGGAATCAATGGGTTCCAGATACACCAATGAATAAAATATTGAAAAATGCCATTGATAAATCTAATTTATAGAACAAAAATCACTAACATTAATATCAATATTATTATCGCATCCAATGGAATATATTTTCCAATTATTTCATATGGTTCAGATGTATCGTGTATATAGCTCATTTAATTACATAAACACCTATATTTCAAATCAATTTGATAATATTCAATGATAAATATTTATTAAATACCAATAAAAAAAATGACTTAAAAATAAATATATTTACTATAGTAGTAGACATCGTGTCCGAGTGGTTAAGGAGATAGACTTGAAATCTATTGGGCTTTGCCCGCGCAGGTTCAAATCCTGCCGATGTCGAAGATTATATGGCCGAGTGGTTAAGGCGATGGACTGCTAATCCATTGGGCTCTGCCCGCGCAGGTTCGAATCCTGTTATAATCGCATTTGTTCTGTTAGTGTAGTGGTTATCACGTTTGCTTTACACGCAAAAGGTCACTGGTTCGAACCCAGTACAGAACTTAATTATTTATATTTCTATATTATAGATGCTATATTCTATATTATTATTTATTATTCTACTTTATTATATTTTAAATTTAAAATATAATGAATATTTTAGATTACCAAATTCACATTATAATTACTTGAATTACCGAAATTATATTGATGGAAATTATAAATATCCTAATATGAAATCGTTTAATACTATTGGACTATCTAAAATTTCAGATAATTGTTTTAGTGATAATTACACTAAATGTATTTATTCTAATAAAAATAAAAATATGTGTCAAATAACATCATTAGTAAAATGTATGGGTCCATCTTCATTCTCTGGAAAAATATAATTCATTAAAGATCATACACATAGTAACCTCATTAATATATGTCTTCTTTGATAATGTCATATCCTTGATATTTTAATTTAATTGAATAATTTTAAATATTGCAAATTATTTTTTTTTTGATTTTGAAAACTTTATTTTGGCTTCCCCCCCCCCTCAAAAAAAAGGTTATTTGGATTCATTGTTTTTTTTTCTAATTTATAAGGAAAAAAATAACTAATTATAATTTACCACCATAATAATAAGGAAATAATAAATTTTAAAAAGAATAAAAAAGAATAAAAAAGAATAAAAAATTATAACGAATTAAGGTGTCATACTATAAAAAAGAATAAAAAAAGAATAAAAAAGAATAAAAAAGAATAAAAAAAGAATAAAAAAAGAATAAAAAAAATAATAAAATTATTTAAAAAAATATATTTGTTATATAATATGAAGTCATTTGAGTGTAAGTGTTGTAATTTCCTTACAAAATTAAAAACAAATTACAATCGACACCTTAAAACTAATAAACATTTGCTCAATAATAATATTTCCTTATCACATATGGTAATGAGCACAAATGAGCACAAAATGAGCACAAATGAGCACAAAATGAGCACAAATGAGCACAAAATGAGCACAAATGAATTTAAATATAGATGTGATTTTTGCCACCTAACATTTAAAACAAAACCAAATAAAAGAAGACATGAACTCCATTATTGTAAAGAAAATAATACGATAATGACTAGTAAAATTAAACAATTGGAAAAAGAAAAAAAGAATTTAGAAAAAGAAATTGGGAAATTAATAGATAAAGTTGGAAATGTGACCCATAATACAAATAATATTATAGTTGTTAATAACTATGGAAAAGAAAATACAGATTATTTGACAGTTGAAAAAATAAAGAAGTTGCTAAATAGACCCTATGATAGTGTTCAAGAATTAATAAAGATGCTACATTTTGATTCAGCACATCCAGAAAATCACAATGTTAAAATAACAAATAAAAAGGAACCATATGCTTTAGTTTGGAATGATTCTATATGGGAATTGCGGAAAAAAAAGAGTGTTGTAAAGGATTTGGTAGATAAGGGTTATATGATGATAGATACTACATTTTCTAATATAACTGAAAAAAATAATAAATATATCAAATTTCAAGATAATTTTGAAGATGATGGTAGTAATATAAAAGATAAAATAGAGAAAGAAACTGAAATAGTTATTATAAATGAAACTAAAAAAATAGAATAGAAATATTAAATCTAATATGATGTAAATGTATCATAAAATTGATTTTATTTATTACATATTACTGTTTGTAAATCAAACATGAACACATGTTCATTATGTTGGCATTTGTTAACTCTAATTGGTAATCTATCAGAAGAGTTGATTGTTAAAATTTTGTTTCACTATAGTGGTCTTAGACATCCACTAACATCTATGTTGCTCAACTCAACCATTGTACAGGAATATGAAGAGTTACAAAAACTACCATTTAGTAAATCTATACATAAATTTTATTTGAATAAAGAAAAATATAGCAATTTGTTTGGTATTGATATTATTAGTTATATAAATAACAAACAATGTTATTATTTTCGCGAATGTAGGTCATATATTCATTATAAAGAACCAGGATATTTCTTTCCAAGACAATTTGGAAGATTATATTATAGTACAAAAACAGATGACTGTGATGTTGAAACTAAATTAAATATTAATTGGAAATTAAAGAAAAACCAAAAAACGAAAAAAAAACATACTATATTTGGTCGAAAAGGTTTTAGATTTAAATTATTATATAATTAGGTAAAACATAAACAAATAGACTAAATTAAACTTAAATATTTATATTTTTTTAAATGTAATTATTTTATTAAATGAAATAGTATATGTGTGTTAAGAACTGCGACAATAATAGATATATTTTTTTTTATTAGATTTGTACCAACTATTAAAACTAAAATATGAATATACATTAATATCAAGTATAAGCTAAATATATCTTTTGTTTTTGTATATGGAAATCGTGATATAGATAATGGAGTATGAATTAATGCTAAATATAATGTTATAGTATTTAATGGATTTACTATTTGTCCCATTAACATTATTGTTATATAATTAAGACTTGATAGTATTGTATTTTGTGTAAAAAATAATATACTGTTTATCATACATATATATCGTATAGATGTGATAATATTTTGTAGATGGTTTAATGGTAATTGTGTATAATTTAATATATACAACCAATGTATCATTTGGTCTTTTGTATACAATAATCCTAAAAACAATGCATAAATATAGTTACTATTATCTAATAATATATAAAAATCATTTGAAAAATGTATCATTGAGTTGAATAATGTAGCAAATATGGTATAACTAGGAAAAATATTATATATTAATTTAATGTTAAAAATGGTTATTATATAACATAATGTTTCGAATAGTATATTATCAAAATATAATATATCAAAGTAGCCATGTGTTATAATATAGCTATACAATAATATATGCATTAATTATTTATTTAAATAATATTGTATTTAAATAAATAATATATGCATTAATTATTTATTTAAATAATATTGTATTTAAATTTAAATAATATTATATTATAATATTATAATGAGTTCAATTGAAATCCGTGATGATGATATATTTGTATGGGATGATGTGTTTGAAGACTACTTAGGTAGTGGTAGCGCCCAAATGGATGAAACTTGTGACGAAAACTCGATAAATGAGAGTGGAAATGTATGTAAATTAGGTAGTGGTTTTTTTGGTGATATTTTAAAATTTTCACCAAGGCAATGTAGAGAACAAATAATAATAGTTAAAAAAACTAAATATATAAATACATCAAATACAGCATTACAATCTGCAGTTAAAAAAAAATTATTAAATGGAATGAAAGGAACAGATAAATTAGTTAATTTAGTTAAATTTAATTTAAACGATACAAAATCAACTATCAAGTCAAAAAAGAACGAACAATATGAAAAAGAACTAATGAATGAGGCAGCTATTGTACTAAAGTTAAATAATACAAAAGATGATGCTAGAAAAGACCATATTTTGAAAGGTTATGGAATAACTACAGATGTTAAAACAAATCGAATATTTTTCTTTTCAAAATATTATAAAAAAAAATCTATCGATGATTATTGGACAAACATGGTAAAAGAAGAAAGTGATGTTGGTAATAAACATAAAAGAGATCAATTATTCAAATTACCGTTTGATGTGTTGAGTGGGTTAAATTTTTTACATGAACAAGAATTTATACATTTGGATATAGCATGTAGAAATATTTTTTATGATGACAATACATATGTAATAGGTGATTTCGGGTTATGTAAGGAATATAAAGAAGGAAACCAAAAAATAGAGCCAGGTAGTAATGTCCCACCATTTTATACTATAAGTAATGGACATAATCTAAATGTATCATATTATATAGATTATATTTCTTTTGGATGTATGTTACTTGAACTATTGCTATTAATAAACAATCAATTAATAGCCTCCATACAGAATAATACTACTAATAATAATAATAATAATACTAATAATAATACAAAAATTAATTCTACTAAATATGAACCACAAACTTTATGGACATTATTTAGATTATTATACAATATTAAAGCTCATAATCCTGTTAATAAAGAAACATTTAATTTCAACGGAGAAAAAGCAAAAATTGACAAAATTTATAAACAAATTGAAGATGATGAAAAAGAAAAAGACACAAGAAAAAGAAACAAGAAGATAAAAAGAGCATTTATAAATACAATGTTGAAGGAAATGGGCAACAAACCGACATATTCTAATAATACAAAAACCACTTGGAGTGCTTCTGTTGAAGAACTTATAAAAAAGTTGAATAACAATAAACCTGTGATTACTAATGTATTTGGAAATAGCGATGATGCAAATGATGAATTTTATAAAGTTGTTGAGTTTTATGCTAAAATTATAGATAAAGTTTTTAATTTTGATAGTTATGATGAAATAGGAAAAGGTGACTCACGAAATATAAATAAGCTCGGGCAAATATTCAAAATGAATACAAATGATGTAAAACAATGGTCTTGGGTAGGAAATACTGTTTCTAATGTGGAACCAGAAACAGAACCAGAACCAGAACCAGAATCAGAATAGAATCATAACCAGAACAATAATAAGCTTTTTTTGTCTCCTTATTACGGTCCGTCCACCCCCACATTAAAGCCCATGAGGGGGAGAGTGGGGTCTTGGCGGGATAATTGGGTCGCCAATCCTCCCGAGAAAACATTCTCGGATGACATGGACCAGTACAAGTACGACCAGTATAGTAACACTGGGTTCGTCAATCAGAACAATGATTGGTTCCCATCGATTACCGCGGAGAGTTTTAAGCGAGGAATTGAAAATAAATTATTTAGACGTATTAATAACCAAAATAAATATATTTAAATATATTTTAAGATGTTTATAAATATGTTATCAAAAGGTAAGCAAAATGAAATAAATAGTAATTTTGTTAAGATTTTCAAAAATGTTATAGAAAAGAATAAAATGAATCCACATATTTTATTGACACAATTATGTCAATTTGAAGAAACTGATATAGATGATAAAACAACAAAAACTATATTAAAAATAATGTTAGATGTCCCATATTATGAAAATAATATTAATGTATCTGTATTAAGAAAATTTAAAATTATGAAAGAAAAATTACATGACATAATTGATACAAATTTATCTATTAGATTACTTAATTTACGTAAATAAGATTTATTTCTAATCAAGAATAATGTAAAATTGATTTAATTTTATATTTTATATTATGAAATATAATTCGTTATGAGTTGTAAAGTTAAGCATTGTAGATTTCCATTTGCACATACCACTAAAGGACATATGTGTGGCACGTGTAAACAATATGGACACGGTCAAATTGAATGTGGAAATCAAACTAAAATTGATGAATTAAAACAATATTTGGGCGACACATTAGAACCATCAGAACATTGTCAAATTGATGGTTGTGATTCAAAAGAAACCCATAATTCTAAATCGCATAATTGTAAAAAATGTTATAGAAATCATGGTTCAAAAGATTGTATTATACAATCTATAGATGAATTAAATAAACGGTATCCTATAACAAACGATTATGATTACAATACTATATTGAAACATTTAGTATTAAATGATATGTGTGTAAATGGGGGATACGTTGAAACTGAACCGTTTGCGATGGGGTGTAAGATTTTTATTAAATGTGTCTACGATTCTAACCATACGTTAGTTGTATCTGGATTATTTATGCATCCAGATTGTTGGGGTCAATATGGTACTAGTGCTGATGATAGAGATGTATTGAATTTATTTTTAGGTGGATGTGAAAATGTGACGCTTAAATTTAAACATTATATTAGTAGTAGAACAATAGAATGTCCATTATGTAGAACAATAAATAAAATGGAAGATATACTACCATTGAAAGGAAATAGTGAAAAATGTAGTGTATGCTTAGAAAATAATGTAGAAGTGTATTTTAAACAGTGTAACCATACGTGTGTTTGTAAGAAGTGTTGCTCTAAACTTAAATAAAATTGATTTAAAAAAAAACGGTCTATTGTATATAAATAAGATGCCAAAATCAAACACTCCAGGACAACGAGCAAAAAAAAGTAATAAAGCAAAACGAACTAAAGATTTGTATGGCAATTATACAAATAAAGGTATTCGTCATCTAGAATATGTAAAAGAAAAAACATTAGAAAAAATGATTCTAGAAAAGGTTAAATAATAATTATTTATACCAGTTTCTATGGTAAATTATGTATAACATTGTACCCGATTGTTTAGATTTATTGGCGCACCCTCTATGAAAAATACGCCCATCAAATATAATAACATCCCCTATTTGGCTATCATATTGTTTATGTTTTTTTCCAATTGATTCATTGTAAGTTGTTTTATGACTTTCTAATATAAATTCAGTTGAACCATTATTTTTGTTTAATTCTGTTAATGGTATTAACACTGTAAAATAAAATGGATCAAATGTATGAACCATATTACTATCATCATATGTACCATCAGCTGATGATTCACTACCTATATTTACTACATCACGATGCCAAGGACCATCAAGCGATTTTGAATTTGATGTTAATATTCCCCAAGTGTGTGTATAATCTTTTGTGAAAAACGATTTAATAATTGATTTAATAGGTTGGATTTCGGGAAATATATTATCAATTTCTATATCTAGGCGTCCTTTTTCTATTTCTAGTATTAATTTATCATTTATGTAGTAACATGGTTTTGTTTTACGGTATTCTTTATCGTATAAACTAATGTAATTATAATTACATTTTGGAATAATCGATGAATTCAATAATGTATTTGTTTGAGTGTGTATTTTCAAGGCGATGTCTGTCATATATTTTATTTCATATTTGTTATAACATTTTTTTAGAATAGTTACCCCTGATTTAGTTAATTCATTTATATGTGTATTTAATTTATTTAAACTGTACGTCATTAAATACTTATAATAGTTTTTTTAGCATCTTTAAACATTAAACATAATTGAATTATTTATTTTTATATTAAAATTGATTTAGAGATATTTAGAACAATATAAATTATATGAAAATAGATAACGATATAAAATTAGATTTTAGCGATGTTTTGTTTCGACCAAAGCGTTCTACATTAAGTTCGAGAAGTGAAGTTTCATTAGAAAGGACTTTTAAGTTTAAATATAGTGGTCTAACATGGACAGGTGTACCGATTATATCTAGTAATATGGATACAATATCTAATATTAATATGTTTAAAGCACTTTCGAAACATAAATGTTTGACATGTTTACATAAATATATAGATATAATGGAGGTTGTTAGTGCTGTTAAAGAAGGATATGATTCCGATTACTTTATATTAAGTTCTGGAATATTAGATAAAGATTATGATAGATTGATACAAAATGTGTCGGTTTTGAAAGCACAAAACATTCAATTGAAATTTATATGTATTGATGTAGCAAATGGATATATGTTCAAATTGATTGAATTTTGTAAAAAGGTAAGAGACGCATTTCCCAATATAACATTGATTGCTGGAAATGTTGTGACACGAGAAATAGTAGAAGAACTTATTATATCTGGGTGTGTTGATATTATTAAAGTTGGAATTGGTAGTGGTGCAGTGTGTACTACACGGCTTCAAACAGGCGTTGGGTTGCCACAATTTTCGGCGGTATTAGAATGTAGTGATGCCGCTCATGGACTAAATGGAATGATTGTGAGTGATGGTGGTATATGTCATCCAGGAGATGTTAGTAAAGCGATTGGTGGTGGGGCAGATTTTGTTATGATTGGAAGTATGTTGTCTGGACATGATGAATGTCCAGGTGATATTGTGGAAGATGAAAAGGGTGACAAGTACAAATTATTTTATGGAATGTCATCTGAAACTGCTATGAACAAACATCATGGGGGAGTAGCTAAATATAGGTCGTCTGAAGGAAAAACTGTAAAAGTACCCTATAAAGGTAGTGTAGAGAATACGATTCAAAATATATTGGGTGGAATGAGAAGTACATGCACCTATATTGGAGCTAGTAAGTTAAAAGATATTAGTAAATGTGCCACATTTGTTCGTGTGAATAATCAGGTTAATACTTTTTACAAGTAGTAAATTTATTTAGGAAGTTAATAATAGTGGAAAGGATATCTTCTACAGCTTGCAAAATTTATTCTTGTCACATAGTTTGTAAATGTCATCATCCATCCTCCATTCTCCGTACTGTGTGCCTGCTTAATCGTGTTGAACCCATACACCCCTCTTTAGACATTTTGTCCCTGACGATGTTCTTTCTGCACATAGCAAATTGTTTATCTATCTATCAAGGATTTCTTTGCAAGCGCTCTTGTCAAAAAAATCCTTCATTAGAGATTTATTCATACAACATATAACAACTAATACTAACATAACAATTAATAACAAAGAATTAAACTATTCACATTAAAGGATTTTAAACTAATTTTCTATAATTAGAATATGGCATCTATTTATTGCGAAAGACAACATGGTGATTTATGTCGTCTTCATTCTATTAATGCTTATTTTGGATACAAAAAATTATGTAAAACCGAATTTTTAAAATATTGTAAAGAATATGATAATTTGATTAGTGGTCTTAAAACAACTGAAATGGATGGATTTTCTGAAGGACGTTGTATTATAAGCTACATATTAGATAAACTAGATAATAAGTATTTATTTTTAATACCTATAAAATCATATAATGGAATACGTAATCATATAGATATTGAAAGATATTGTAAAATAATGAATAATATTAATGGTTTATTTGAATTTAATAAAGGTCATGTATGGTTAAATAAAAAAATAGATGGATATTGGTATAAAATAGATAGTATAAGTGGTGTTAATAAAATAGATAAACCATCTATTAAAAATAATGGATATTTACTTATAGTTGATGGTAAATTATTGTACTATGAGATAAATTATATAATGCATTGTATAATAAAGTATTCTGAAGAATTTGAATTATATGGTGTAAATTTATATTATATGTTGAAAGTTATAAATTTGACACACTATTCTAAAAATAAAGACTATAATATTCATTTGGACGTATTAAATACAATTAAAGATAATTTATCAATTTATATAAAACAAAATAGATTGAATAATGAAACGGAAAACCTCAAAAATATGATTTTAAAAGATATTTTATATATAAGTAAACTTTGATGATTTAGTTGGTTTATTGGCTTGACATCCACCCCATTTATAGTCATACACAGGATATGTTAAATTTTGAATTTGGTTTAATGATAAATGTATTTTATCATTATCTAATATAGTTGGGATATTACATTTATTTAATTTATTATTCAATTTGTTATTTAATTTAATTGAACTGCAATTTTTCTTATTTTGTTTTAATTTATTTTGTTTTAATTTATTATTTTGTGTTAATACAACAAAAAATATAGATATAATTATACTAAATAAAATTATAATAAATAAAATTGTAATCATATTATAGTATAATATTTAAAAAGAATATTTAGACATCATATTTTCATAATATGTATTTACACCAACCAAATAGGTATAAATTTTATAATAATCATCATTGTCTATTAAATCTAATAATTCATCTAATTTTATTTTATTTTTTATTTTACTATTTATAATGGATTTTTCTATTTTTGAATAGTAAAATCCGAGTATAAATATATCTTTAGGAGATTCGCATATTTTTACTCTTTTATCATCTGTATCTAATATATGTATTAGGAATTCAAGTATTTCTGGTATTCCCTTCATATAATATATACATACATAATCTTTAAATTATCTACAAAAACCTTTATTTAATGAATTCGAAGAATCTTGAGCTGAAATTTTTTCAGATCCTTCTGGACATTCTCTAGATTCGGGGCTTTGATTAAAATTATCTAATTCATTTGGTTCTACGTCTCCATTATAACATCGTGATTTTGATGGTAATGAAAATGATATTTCAGGACTAATATTTGCATATGGGTCACATTTCCATGTGTTATTTGTAAAATTTTCGGTTGATATACAATATATTAATAAAATCGCGATTACAATACAAGTTAATATTTTAATCATTAAATATATATAATATTTTAATCATTATTATAATTCAGTTTCTAGTAAATTTGAAAATAAACTATTATCTAGTTTTTCGGTTTGTCTACATGTCATTAAATCATTTAGTATAAAGTAAACGATTCCAACACAATAATAAATAATTAAAATAATATAATACATAGTCATTAATACTAATTAGTTTATAAGTATTAATTAATAATAATTCTATATATAATGAATATTGTAGAAAAAACGATGGACGCATATGAAATTGCCGATAACTTGTATAATGATGCTATTATTAATCCAAATGATATAGTGACTATTGAAAATTGTGATTTGAAAACTTATTTTGAAATGTTACTTATTATATTTATGGAAGGATTGTACAAATTTTGTCGTTATTCTATTAATGAAAATAATAAGTTTAATCTAAATGTAATCAAACAAAATGATATTTCAAAAATTAATAGTTATTTTATTAAAATAAAAATTAAATTGATTTTTACTATGTTTGAAGTATCTGATTGGTATACAAATCATATACATAAATATACAACATATGATAAACTAATAATACATAGTAAAACAAATTTGACTGATTTATACACATTATTTTATGTCGATCAAAATGTGTATTTAGTATATTTTGAACATGTATAAAATTGAATATATTTTTTAACTTGAAAATGACAAATATAATCTATAAATATGGAACAAATCGATGCTACCATTATTGATGATTCATATCCATTAGCAAAACAACCACCATCTATTAACCTAGAATTGAAAACACATCAATTAGCATTGCTAAAAAAATGTAGTGATTTGGAAATGTCGAGTAATACACCAATTATGATTCCAAATGGTGATAATTCAACAATAGAATTTAAAAGTAAATTTGGGATAATGGGAGATATTGTTGGTAGTGGTAAAACCTTATCTATGTTATCATTAATAGCAAATGAAACACAATTGAATAATACTTTGCCAATGATATCAATGAAATCAAATCTGGTATCATTTGTGGAACATCAATATACAATAACAACACAAATTAAACCATTTAATATTATAGTTGTACCACATACAATTTATAAACAATGGTGTGAAACTATAGAAAAATATACATCTTTATCTTATTATGGTATAAATAATGCTAAATCAATGTCGCAATTTATTGATATATTTGATGATACTAAAAATGATGGTTCATATTTGACGTTTAACAAACAAATTATATTGGTTTCTAATACACGTTTTAATGATTATATGAAAACTTCTGTAAAATATTGGGATTCACGTAATACAGTGTCGCGTTATATTTTCGATGAGGCAGATATACTGAAAATTTCTCATGTAAATACTATCAAAATTAAAGCTTCATTTATATGGTTTGTAACATCATCGTACAAAACCCTAATGTCACCATATTCTAGAACAGTTTGGGTAAATAACTATGGCGATATATCTTATAGTTATAATTCAGAATATAGGATTAGAACTGTTATAGAAGGTTTGAGACATAGTGGATTTATAAAGAATATTATGTTGGATATTATAAGTTATCGTGATTATTATAAGAAGCATTTAGTATTAAAAAATGATGATATATTTGTTCGAAAATCATTTGAATTGCCAGAATATAGTTTTAATCAAATTAAATGTAAAACCCCACATTATCTAAATATTTTGAATAAAAATGCGTCTCAAGAGATTATTAGTCATTTACAAGCAGGCGATATTAAAGGAGCTATAGAAAAACTAGATTGTAAGACTCTAAATGAAAAAGATTTGATTTCTGGTATTACTGATAAACTTACTATTAAATTGAAAAATTTACAACTTGAATTCAAAATGAAGATGGAGATGACTTGGAGCTCGAAAAAAGCAAAATCAGATGGTATCAAATCTATTCAAAATAAAATTGCAGATACAACCCAAAAAATTAAATCAATTGAAGATAAATTGAAATCGAGTGATATGTGCGTTATTTGTTATGATGACTTGAAAACAACATCTGTAGCACCGTGTTGTAATACTAAATTTTGTTTGGAATGTATATCTCAATGGTTAATCCATAATAAGTGTTGTCCATTTTGTAGAGCAACTATAGATTTGAATTCTATGATTGTTGTATCAGATATTGTTAAAAAAGAAGTGGATGAGTTGCTGTCAAAAATTGATAATTTAAAAATAATATTGGAAAAACAAATTAAAAACACTAGATTCAAAATGCTTATATTTTCGGATTACAACAATTCATTTGATAAAATAGAAGAGGTTCTTTCTGAGTATTCTTTAAATTATGCGAATGTTAATGGTACGACACATACCATAAATAAAAAGATTAGATTGTATAAAGACTATAGTTCGCCAGATAAAATTGATGTGTTATTGCTTAATGCCAATTATTGTGCAAATGGAATTAATTTAGAAAATTCTACTGATATTGTATTGTATCATTCAATGAATAAAGATAAGACAACCCAAATTATTGGAAGGGGACAACGTCCTGGACGTGAAGAATCCTTGAATGTTTGGAAATTGTGCTATAATAATGAAATAGTATTGTAATAATTAATATATTTATTAATATTAATGAAACTAATAATAATATTAATAATACTTATTTTTATTTTGTTATATGTGTACAACATAACTATAGACACCTTTGATAGTGTGACAACACCATCATCTGGTGCTGATAATTCGGATAAAAATTGGTGGTTTAAATCAGATGATATTGAATTAGATAAACCAATAATAGAAAAAAATAATATTAAACTATCATGGTTAAAACCAGTATCATTAATTATTGATGAATATTTTATAGTATTAGAAAAAGGAAAAAACGTAAATATAACATCATCATCATCAGCAGAAGAAAGTATTTTTTGGGATGTGTCTAAAAAACAAGTATTTACATACAAAAATAATGATATAGTTATAAATTATTATATTGGAAATATTGATGATGGTACATATAAAGTATATCTTATGTATACAAACAGTGATGGTGATGTAATAACGTCCGAATTAGATCATATGTTTGAGATTGCCCATGACTCTAAAACTCAGGTGGAATCTAATTCAGGGGGTCATAGTGATAATACAGAGATTCAATACGATATAATAAAGGATAAGTTGTATGAATTTAATCCGATTAAAGATAATTATTATATTAATATATATTAATGAATAAAATTTTATTATTATTGATAATTTTATTTTTATTACTATTTTATTTATATTATAGAAGTAAAGAAAATTATAGTGATGAATATAATACAATATATGTAGATAATCAGTTATTGAAATTATATAATATTGATTCACAAGCCGATGAAATAATAACAGAACTTAAAGAAAATGGAAATATTGTTC